CCTCTTGAAACTAGCCCACTTGCAGAGGTATCTGTAATAACGATATAATCAGTATCTGCAGGAGTAACAGCAGCCACTGATATCGTGCCACCAGAAGCAATACTCCCATGAGCGTGAGAAGATGCNGCAGCTCCAACATCAGTATAAGTAAGNCCATGANCAGCCCAANCAAAAGTAGTACTACCAGTAGCCTTTAAAAAATGNCCNGTGGTNANACCAGAATCTGTATGNTATGANCTTGTTAAATCATGGGCNACTGGAGTNCTTGCATCTGATANCCTAGAATCATTACCCTGACAGAAAGTCCCAGCAGATGAGCCGAAAGAGCCAGCTTGGATAATACCTGCTGTTCCAGTAATAAGCGGTATACTTGCAGTTGATCCTAGATACCCCGCATTAGTTATATTACCATGGGCATGCGTTGATAAGCTATATGTTTCATTTAACCATNNATATGNACTACCGTTATACCTAAGATAACCAGTNGNTGCTGTTATNGTNGTACCCCAAGAAGTTCCNGATACNACTATTGGTATACCACTACCAGTTGGGTATNNNATNCNAGATGGNGTAGTAGCCCAGGTTCCATCACCCCTTAAATACGTAGTAGTACCACCAGGTAATAATACCCCACCTATGTCTGTAGTAGTAGCAAGCGGCATTGATTCCCATATGGTAGGCGGGAATTGATCGAAATCTGTATATGCCTGTATGTCATAATCACAAGCGAATGGGTACTTACATCTTATATATTGATCTGGAGATGTACCCTCTAATGTAAACCAATCAGATAATAAAGTTTTTACGTCGGTATCTACTAGGGCAGAAAAAGCAAACGTTGTACTACCAGAAGCCCTTAAGAAATGACCAGTCGTTAATCCTGAAACAGTATGATAGGAGCTAACTAATCCATGGTTAATTGGTGTAAAAGTAGTGGGCTTATTAGTAACATCATCCCAAGTAGGTACCCAGGCTATTGGCCTATATAATCCTGTATGATCGCCCCACCCATAAGCAGTATTCCAATTAGCAGAATTATCTGTTATGGTAGTACCCCAAGAAGAACCAGATACCACNATGGGTATNCCTGANCCNGCNGGATATACCATNCCNCCTGTNGCACCNCCATAGGAAATCNTACCNGTAGCNGTNTCATAATATACTACATTAGTTTCTGAACCTTTAGCAGGAAGAGATCCAGATGACCCATTTCCAAAATAAACAAACCCATCTATAACTCCATCGCCGCCCAGAACTATAGACATTACCACCATAACCAGAAGCAGCAAGTACCCCCAGCTATAAATACATGACCGGCAAACCTTTCCCCATAGCTTGTTCCACCATAAAGACAAAGAGCTGCACCTTGACCATTTGGGGGGTACCCATTCCCACCAGATACTGTTAAAGTTACCCCCTGAGTATATCCACTATAGCCACTAGCACCATTTATATAAGCCTGGCTAAATAAGGCATCACCAAATATTACATTTGCTATCCTAGCTGTTAATGTCCCCACTCCCAGCGATGTATATTCATATGTTAATCCGGTTGAACCTTCTATTGTATCGCTATCAGTAAAAATAGCAACCTGATTATCNANNGNAGTACCNANAGTATCCACCATACCTGTATGGGTATGATCTATTAAAGAATATAGGCCAGCGTGATCTCCCCAACCATAAGCGGTATCCCAGTTAGAGATCATTGTTAATGTAATACCAGCAGCTGGAGAAGCAGAAAATATGGGGTCTGCTTCCAACACTACCCCACCTGGTGTGTTAGGTACCCAATATCTAGTCCCATCTGTATTAGAAGCTAAGATATAACCATTAACGGGGGGATTTCCTAAATTAAGTTCAAAAGGAAGTTCAACCCCTTCTACCCCATATAACCAAGAAAGTATGTGTTCATGAATAGGCCCAGCTAACCTATTCATTGAAGACTCCATTTCTTGACGCATCATCAATGGCATATCTTCCCCTGCTAAAACAGCATAGGAAGAATTATCTACCATACTTATTACTAGCTCGGAGGCTAGATGTTCTTCAGGATAACCAGCCATTAGTGCATCACTTTTTCGTTTTCAATATAGCTCTGGTCTGTTAAATCTATATCAACTGGTATAGGCTCTACCATATTGGGGCTTCCCTGAGGTGGGCAAGCTACTCCAGTATAACCTGATATTGGATCTATATGAACATGAGTTCTGTAATGGGATAGGTGCCCATTAAGTTTTTCTTCTATTATATTAAGCCTTTCGGTTAATTGAATAACTTTAACCAAACCAACGTTTTCCCCGTGGTTAATTATTATCTTCTCTACATCATCCCGATCATCTATAACTATGATCTGGCCTTTGGGAGTTTTAAACCCATAAACCTGTGGGGTTACAAATTCTTCTGGTTTTTCTGTTTGACCGAAATGGCCATGAATCCATAAAGGGAATCTGGCATTACCATTCTCAAACTCAACCCAAACTAAATCTCCTATCTGTGGTAATACTTGCACCCCATAATTATTACCAGCGAATTGGTTTTTAGGCCAGGCCCATTTTGTATGCTTCTGGTCATTAGTAATAGATGGTATTAATACTTGTATGCGACCCATATTATCTGGGTCATTATTATCTACCACATAGCCCCGATAGGAAGAATAGTATTTACCTATAGCTTCCAAACCATGAAAGATTAGAGCTCTTGCAAATTCCTGTAGTGTCATCTATTACCTGGATTTGTTAAAGATTTATCTATTACTGTAAGCTCATAACCAGCCTTTTCATATTCTTTAATTTTTTCTACAATCATATCATCATTCCCACTAACAGAGGGATCTTCGAGGATTTGACTTAACGTGATGGATTTCTTAGTAGTAGTATATGGATATGATGGGTCTCCCGTAACCTGTGGACCTTGGAATTGAACATTTACGTCCCACTTGTTAAATATCTTTTCCTGCTTTTCATAGATAGCCTTAATATCCTTATCTTTAATATTATCATCATAATCTGATTGGATAGACTTGATAACGGCCTCGGGGTTAACCCTAGTAGTCTCTAAGGTAGTTTTATACCCCATAGCAAATAATGAATGTTCACATTTCTTTACGTAGTAATTTGCTTTATGAACTTTCTGTACATTACTTACCCCAACCACTATCTCACTTTTTAGAGATGGNTCCCCCTCCAAAATTAAAGAAGCTTCTTCTGATTCCATCTGAAGTCCTCTGAGGGTATTCATTTCCTCATTCCTAAGNAATTCGGGATCCTCTACTGGTATAGCATAAAATATGAAAGTACCTGCATACTGTCTTAAGGGGGACCTATTTATACCACCCTCGGGAACAAACGTAGATTCAAAATCTGCCTTAGCAGCTATAATATCTTTATCCTCATTATATGGTATACCCCTATCAAAATAATTACTAGCATATTCATACTGACGAGTAAACCTATCGTATTCTATTTTCCTTACTCCATACCTACGAAAAGCTTTAGAAGCAGCAACAAATTCCTTCAATGCCTTATCTCGTTCAGCTCCAGTAATAGCTCTGTTATTGAATATTTCAGGCAATGATTTTACATTCTCCATCATATCCAGAAAATTTTCAAATTGAGTAGAGCCCTTAGTATAAGGGTCTAAAGTAGTACTGGATATAACCTGTTTCTCAAATGAGTCATATTTAGTCTCGGCAGTAAAATCTATAAGGTCTCCTGGCTCTTGGCCATAAGTATAAACCTTATATACCCCGCCACCCAGGTTACGGTTATGTATGAGTAAAGTATCACCACGACCAGTTATAAACCAAGGACCATACGGACACCCCCGCATATATTCAGAGATGACCGTATGTGGTGACCTATTAATAGACACCATATCCTGTTCCTTTTCTAAGAACCTTTTAACGTCTCCCCAATTAGTTGTATTAAACCATTTACCTGCATTAGTCTCCTCAACCACCTTATCTATGAATTCAGCCATAGGATCGAAAATTGGTGGATCCATATAGGATGACTTCACTATACCTAATTGGTAAAAATCCTCCTGTATTTCTTTCTGGGAAACATTACGGGACTTCTTAAACAGAATATCCTTACCGCACTTAATAACTACGTTTATGGAATTAGCTGCATAATCACTAATGAAGTCTATAACAGACATCTGCCTAATATCAGCAGACCTTACAGATTTTAAATAGGTTGTTAAATCCAAGCAATGGTATTCTGTATAAATAACACTAGACCCATACTTACTTGAAATATCTCTTACAGCAACTGTAACCATAGGGCTAAGTGGACCATCACTATAACCCCACCTAGCTCTAAGTATACTATTCCTAGATATACCTAAAGCATCTATGTCTTCAGCTGAAGAGGCTTGGATCTTTATTGTACACTTATCTTCATCCTCGTCATCATATGTATATGTGAACTCCACAATCCCCATTGTCTTACCATCCAAAATATTGGTAAGCAAAAGCCCACTATCATTGTATAGAGATACGATAGGAGCCTTTAATGGATCATTAAGCTTTAACATAAGTAGAATAAATAAGGTTTAAGTTGGGTATAATTAGTGTATCCCCAACTACCAGTTCAAAGATATCCGAAATGATAGAGCTATTGGCATCAGCTATGAGAAACCAAGGATACTGTGAACCATAATATTTCTGGGCTATAGAATGAAGAGTTTCATTCTCTGCAACCACATGGTACTTATCTCCTGTAGAACTTCTATAGTTAATGAAGGTCCTATGGAATGCTTTGTCCCCTTCACTAAATTCTATGAGATAACCTCTGTCATATAATCCTTCTAACATAGCCTTATATATTAATAACCTTTACGGGCATACCCAATAAACGTCTCACTAGTTAAATTAGTTTTTGCTACATATTCTATATCATTTTTAGTTAAATTAACACTAGAAATACGTGCTAAAGTTACCTTTTGATATGCCTGAATTGGTAGCATGTTAGTACGCTCAACGCTCCCGGTACTTTGGTTAACTTGAGCTTTATTAAAGTGGGTCATACGGTATGGAGCACTCATTACCACGAATACATGATCCTGGAATAAAACACTATTCTGACCCCATTGGAGTATAACCCTATGTGGGGGTTTATTATAACCATCACCCTTAGAGAGGGCCTCGACCATACGACATTTAGATATTACGTCCATCCTGCTTTGGTCTACTGAATGCCAATCTATTTCGAATTCCAACCTATCCTCTGAACCCATAAAATGATATCTAGAGGTATTCCTACCCATTGGCTTTATGATGGCATAACTACTGTCACTGTTGTAGTCTAGCTCTTTGGGTATAAAGGGAAATTTTATTACCCTGTAGCCCTCGTTATACCCATCATAATCTATATCTATAAGAGCCACGTAATCATCCACCCTGCTAGCTCCCACTGGTGTTTTAAAAGAATGGGTTTTATTATCAGCATCTGGAGCCATAAGGGATTGTCTGGCTTGTATAGCTTCTCTTTCCTGCTCTAGTGTTGGTTGGATTTGTGTATCTGGACCAGTTGTACCAAACAGTACACCAGCCTTATATCGTGGCCCTAGTATTAAAGCTCTACGAAAATCTAAGGCAAATTGAACCTCACCCCCCAGCTTAGGAGATGGTATGAACGAAGTCATAGCTGCAAATACGGGGTCTATAGGTGTTGCCATGTTATTGTGGTATTAATTTACCTTTGATACCTCTTGGTATGATTGCTTTAGCTACTGTAGTGCTATCCACATTAAATATAACCGTAATAGGTTCTGCTTGGGTATTTATTACGTTAGCTATAAGTTCTTGGAGTTTATCTATGTATGAGGCATCCATAGTTGGCTTTTCAGAACCTGGTATAGCCAACTTACTCATATCTCCTATCCTACCCTGATTTTTCCAAATGTATTCTACAGCTGCTATTCTAACTGAGCGGTCATTAGCTAGAGCAATCATAGACTGATTTGTACTCTTTTCTAGGGCTGAAGTATTTTGGTCTGTAGATTGCTTGTTATCTCTACTACCCCTGACAAGGCTCATAATAACATTTATCAAAGCGGGCAATCCAAATGCTATAGCCATACCCCAAGGGCCACCAAGTATACCAACCAACCTACCCATTAGACCACTAGCAGCTACTCCCATAGCTGCCCTACCACCATACATCTGAGCATACCTAGCAGCAACTCCTCCTGCTACAAATGTACCAGCACCATGAGCAGCTGCTCCTGACCTCATGAACCTACCCGCAGTCTGATTATAAAGAATCTTGCTTTTGCCTATACCCATGAAGCCCATCCTGGATAATATCATGGCTGTCTCGGAAGATCTAGCTACATTTGTTACAGCAGCATACCCAGCAGCTGCAGTAGACATCTTAGCAAAAGCAGCAGTAGTGGTTGAAGCCATTGTAATGGCACTACCTGTAAGCTGCCTATATATTAAGAGCAACCCAGATACTACAGCCTTATAAGCCATAGTAACTGTTTTGATAGTTATAAATCCAACTATACCACCAGCCAAGAATTTACCTATTAATGGGATATTAAATATCCAGGCTAGTCCTTGACCTATGTACTTAACTATGCTTAGTATACCAGTTAACATTGGAGCAATGGCATCTGCTAAATTCTGACCCATGATTTTCCAAGCATTAGCAGCCATCTTCATTTGGGCATGTAATTGACCCATCAGTGTTGCTGTGGTTTTGGTAGCAAAATCTGCTGACTTAGTATTGATATCGCTAACAAACATTTGTAACTGGTCTAGGTTCCTAAGTAATAGAGAAGCTGACCTTTTACCTCTAACCCCGAATATAGCATTAAGTAAATTTTGTTTTTCAACCCCCATATCTGGACCAAAGGTCTTATCCATAGCAGACTTCATATTTGAGAATACGTCTACCATTGGCTTCATGTTCCCGGCGGAATCAACAAAGTCATCCATAGTCATGCCCAAATCCTGAAGAGCTTTCTTTTGTTGACCAGTCCCATATTTACCAACTGCTCTACCCATATACCTCAAAGCATTCTCCACGGCAACCCCAGCCATTGACCCCTTCATACCGGCTTGTCCTAAGGCCATGATCATAGCTGTTACCTCTTCTATCTTTACCCCTGTATCAATAGCAGTAGCACCAGCATATTTCATAGCTTCAGCCAAATCGGGCATGTCAATAACTGAAGCGTTAACAGCATATGACATCATATTGGCAACCCTAGCAGAATCTTCGAAACCTAGCCTCCACTGTTGCATAATAGCAATCATGGTATCAGTAGAGGCCTTTAGATCGGTATCTGTAGAAATTGCTAATTCTATAGCTGATTTAATGTTAGTCATAGTCTCTGTGACTCCCATACCAGCTTTCCCCATTTCCTTCATACCAGCAGCAATCTGTTCAGTTGAGAACATATATTGGGTTGATAATTGCTGAGCCGATTTTGTTAGCCTTTGATTTTCTAAAGTAGTAGCATTAGTAACTATACCAGTAAACCTCATCTGGTATTGGAACTCAGCTCCTTTCTTAATAGCTTGACCGATACCTGCTAGAGAGGCAGCCCCAACCATAGCAAGGCCAGCTGAAAGGTTTCTTGTGTACCTTAGCTGGTCATCATAAAGCTCTTGAGTTGTCTTCTTCATCCCAGCTGCAGAAGCCCTAATCTTTGCGGCTGGCCCCGAGAACTCATCTCGAAGAAACATTGAAATCCCTATACCGAGATTAGTTGTTCCTGCAGGCATCTCTTATTTTTTTTCGATTTCTCTTAAAAGGCGTTCTTGATAAGCATCGCAAATCTCTAGGAAATGAATGCGCTTTTTAACTGGTAATGATTTCCAGGACTCTAAAGTAAAATGAAGTTTGTTCTGAGAAATATAAAAGTACTCTTCTTCTATACTTCTCGTGGAAAGAAAAAATCCGGTGTCCCAACTATAAGGTATGGAACCTTCTCTCCATTAGTTGGATTAGTAAGCTCAGTTATAAGTTCTGAAGCCCGGTCGTTATCATTAACTTCTCTTCTGATCTCAGCCATTTCTTTAGGTGAGAAGTGCTTAAAATTTTCCACCTTAACCCATTTGTTATCCAGCATTAACTGCAAATCCCTGGCTAATAATTCCTGATTCTTACTCTGGACTTCAGGTGATAATTTTAATAAATACTTTTCACCATACCCATTCATAAAAGTATACTTAAGCCTCTTACCAGAGTATAGTACTATTTCTCTTGAGTTATCTTTACCGAATTTATGGGGTTGTATCCGGTATTTAAAATAACCAAGATCTGGTGGGTTGAAAGGAAAGTCCTCCTTAGAATAATCCCAGATGTAATTAGTTAGGTCTTCTTCGTATTCTATTGGGCCATTCATATTATCCCAAGCGTATGAAAACCTTAGCATATTACCTAAAGAAAATATCCTACTAGCCAGGATAAGAAAAAACTTATCGCATAACTTCATGGCTAATACGTCATTCAATGAGAGCTTACGGCTAACTGTAATATCCGTATCAACTACTATTCCAGAAACGAACTTATTAATAGAGGTCCCATCCTGAGACATTACACTGTTAGATATGATGTCATCATCATCCCCATTCTGTTGACGTATAGTTACCTGACAACCCGAAGGGGTTATTAATGAGACTACCTCACCATATACTTCATTTAATTTTTCCGGTTCAACCATGATTTTTATTTAGAATAGTACTCAAGTATTTGATAGCGTTTTCGAGAACTTGCACATTTTCTTTTAATAGCCCGATCCCCGTATTACATGGTTGGCATAATAATCCTCTTACTTTGCCAGTATTATGGTCATGGTCTACAGCTAAGGTCCTAACTAGGTTTTTTTGATGGGTTCCACAAATTGCACATTTTCCACCTTGTTCCAGGTAAAGGACATCATAATCATTTAAGGTAAGGTTAAATTTTCTTTTTACACTGAGCTTAATCCTATCTCTTTTAGCTTTATCAGGATTATCTTTACGCCTTTTCTTATGACTAGCATTCCTACAAACCTTACAAGTTGGATTATATTGAAGCCTAGTAGACCTAAAAGAAAAATCTCTTAGGGGTTTACCTAAACCACATTTATTACACCTTTGGTATTTTTCCATAATCTAAACGGAGATTAATAAAAAGAGGGCTCCACCGGAAGCCCTCTCTTAAATTCGATGGGATTGAATATTAAATTCTCTGAAGCTTATCCACCGAAAATTCTATAGCTTCGATAGCATTACCTGAATCAGTTCTAACTAATTCAGAGGGTGAAAGCTTGCACGGCCATACACCTTCAGCTATCCAAGTGTTAAGAACTGTAGCACCATCCTCGGCCAGCTCAGTTACTATAATGGTCTTCTTATAGATGTCTGGAGTAGCTCCGCCACCTATGACTGAACTCTGGCATGTATCATGCCATGACCACATATAGTTATCCCCAGACCTTGAAGACATGAGTTTCTCAGCCCTGATATTTGGATAATCAACCTTACCGGCGGTTTTTATATTATGATTAGTGTCACCGTGTTCATCCTGAGTTATTGTACTCTCGGGCATTTCGACCTTCTGAAATAAGAAGGGGTTAATTGGGTCAGGAGAAATCTGTATGGACCAATTAAACTTTTTCCTTGGGTTTGCAAATTTTGCCATATCTTTACTTGTTTATATTACTTATGAAATATATACCCCTTCTCCCTGAACCAGCATGAGGTTGAATGTAAGCTCCTGCATAGATGGTATAGGCCATATCTTAAGGTTAATTTTGTACTTACCGTTCTGTACATCTACTGAGTTGTTAACCTGAAGATCATCCAGTGTATCGGCATCCTGATCACCGTAGTATTCGTATTTGTAAAGAGCCCTGTAATCGGGTGAGGTCAACCTATCAAGGAAAGGTTTTAAATGGTAATAGATTTTCTTGAAGGTAAGGGTGTCGTTTGGTTCTTCCAGATACTGCTCAAGGATGGGTTTAAGAACCCTCTTGAGATATATGGTTAAAAATACTACACTTAGGAATTTCATTTGGTCATTAGCTTGTTGTCCTGAGAAATTTCCAGATAACTGGGTAATATTGTTTTTCTGGACCATCATATTAATCTGGGAATTAGCCAGAGTGTTAAGATCAGTAAATGATGATGGGGTACCAAAGTTATTTACTACTCCCAGAGCATCCTGTACCTTACTTCTGTTCCAACCAGCAAGTGAGTACCAGGGGCCAAAAGCATTATGAACATAAGCAGCTATGCCCAGAACATCTCCCATTTCTGAGTAAGGTTTTTCTACCAATGTTCTTTCCTCTCTTAACCTTATACCACCTGCGAATAAGGCAAAGTAAGGGGTATCATTTGCAATGGTAGTCCTTTCAGCTGTAAGTTCACTGGCATCATCAAGGGTATTAGCCAAATGGGCAAAGAATACCATATCCTTACGATTATGGCAGTAAGTAGCTCCCCCCTGATTTATGGCAGTGGTGCTCATTTCAGGAACTGCCATGATCATACAGTCATCAACATTGTTGAAGGCTTGCATAGCAGCAACGTAATCTGAAGCAGCATGACCAGCAGGATTTACTCCACCTGTGAAAACTGAAGCAGCTAATACTACAGGTCTCATAAGAGTACCGGCTGTGGTATCCAAATATGTGAAGTCCATCAGCTGAGAGGTTGATTTAACCTCATCTAAAGCAGTTTGAGCAGTGGCAGCACCATCAACGAATTTTGGTAGATTATAATAATACTCGTTTAGACTTGGCTCTAAAGCATGAGTAATATACATATTCCAGTAATCGGCTGTTATACCGTTTGAGGGGTTTGCTATCTCAATACTGATGTTGTTGTAATCTGCTCCGGGGTATTTAGGCTGAACTGAGAACAGAGCTACTGGTGCGCCATCGGCGTTCATTATGCTTTTAGCAGTGGCCTTAACAGCCGGAGTAGAAACTGCATTGGGGCGGCATACTCTTAACCTTGCACCTCTAGCAAAAGCCCTTTTGCAAAGGAAAGGAAAAGTA